CAATGCGCGATACGGCATTTGGGCAGGCGGGACGTAGCTGAACTTGGGTTGCTGCGGGGTCATCGCCGCACTCGCGTTTTTGAGCGCATCCTGCACGCCGCCGCTGCCGGACGAGCCGAGACCTTTGCTCAGGTTGTCCCACAAGCTCGGCTGGTTAAGGCTGGAGAGTTGCGAAAGTTGGTCCTGTGTCATGTCGGGCGCCAGCGGTGGCCCGCCCGCCGCGAGCGACTGCGCGGCCGGGTCCGTGCCGGTATTGATTTTCTGGTCGGTGCCGGCAAGCCACGGGTAGTTACTGAAGCCGCTGCCAAACATATTATTCCAGGCGTCACTTAATAGAGGCATGGTGATTTCCTCCCCTCGTTTAGCTCTTTCTTCAGGGGATCATCGAGGCCAGGCTTGCCACTCCGGTCAACCCGCTCAGGATCTGCTGCCCGGTATTGGTGTAATACGGCGTGGTCTGGGTCGTCATGGTATTGCCGCCGATGGGCTGACCCAACAGCGAGCCATAATTCTGCATCGGCGCCCACATGGAGTTGAACGCCGTGCTGGCCTGCGACAGCGGGAAGTTGGCGAGTTGCGGTGCCATCTGCGCCAGGCCGCCCATGTTCAGCGTGCCGCTGTTGGCGAGGTTGCCGGCCTGAGCCGCGGCGTTGGCGCCGGTGCCATAGCCCGCGTTGGCCGCGCCGGCAGCGCCGGTGAGCCCCGAGATCAACGCGTTCTGGCCGCCCTGCGCGAGGGTCCCGCCCTGACCGAGGAGGTTGCCGCCGGTGGCGTAGCCCTGGTTGGACAACTGACCCGAATTGTAGAGACCCGACATCATCTGCTGCAGCGAGCTGAGGTTGAGCTGCCCGCCCTGCGACAGGGCATTGGCCCCCGTGCTATAGCCCTGGTTGGCCGCGCCCGCCCCCTGCGCCAGGGCGTTGGCGCCCGTGGCATAGCCCTGGTTGGCAACCTGGCCGGCGGTCCCGTAACCCTGCAGCGCGGCGTTCAGGCTGTTCAGGCCGAGCGTCCCGGCCTGGTTCAGGGCTGTCCCGGCGCCGCCGAGCCCGGTGCCGACCAGGTTGCCGAGCGTCGTTCCGGCCTGGCCGAGGATATTGCCGGCATTAGTGACGCCCGATTGGCCGAGCTGGCCGGCCTGCGTCAGCGCCTGATTGGCGTTCGCCATTCCGGTGTTGAACGCGCCGCCGAGCGCCTGGCCGGCACCGAGCTGCGCCTGTAGCCCGGTATTGTAGGCGTTGTTGACAATGCCGGTATCCGCCGCCGCCAACCCGCGCCCGAGGCCCACCTGAGCCTGCTGCATCGCATTTGCCATGCCGCCGGAGCCATAACGCCCGGCACTCTCGAAACCCGAAGCAAGCTGCGGCGCGGTCGCGGTCTGGTAGGTGTCGCTCAGCGCCTGGTTGGCGGCCTGTAATGAGCCGGCAAGCGCGGGGTTGCTGCGAGGGTCGGTGTACTGGCCGTTCGCCATTCCCATCAGCGAGTTGTAGATCGGGTTCCCCGACACACCCATGCCGGCGTTGCCGTAGAGCCCGGCCAATGCCGGGGCCGCCGCGCCCTGCGCCTGCCCGGCAAGGTTCTGCAGCGCGCCGCCGAGCTGGTAGCCGCTGCCGACCAGCCCGCCGTATTGGCCGGCGAGGCCCTGCAGGCCGGATACCGACGGCGCCACCGCGCCGGGCATCTGGCTGGCAATGCTGGCGATATTGTTGCCATAACCTTGGCTGGCCTGCTGCGCGCCATACCCCATATTGGCGAGCGCGCCGCCGTAGGTATTGCCGGCACCGATCGCCCCTTGTGCGGTATTGGCGAGACTATTGGCCCACGGCGCGGTCTGATCCGGCACGCCATAGGCGGCGTTGGCGAGCGCGCCGCCGGTCATCATGCCGTTCTGGATTGCCCCCGAGCCGGCGGTGCTCAGCGCGTTGGTATAGGGCGAGATCGCGCCAGGCGAGCCATAGGCGGCGTTGGAGATTGCATCCCCGTAGCCGGTGCCGGCGTTCACTGCGCCCGCGCCGATGCCGCCGAGCGTGCCGATCTGCGGGCCGCCGGGAAGCTGGCTCTGCGGCAGCGTGCCGGCAAGCGCCTGGTTGGTAAAGTTGAGAGCGGAAGGAACGGTCCCGCTCGCCAGCCCGGCGCTTTGATTAAAGTTATTTGTCGCCGCGCCCTGTAGTTGGCCGAGGTAGGCCCCGCCCAAGGTCGGGTCGCCGCCGGGCTTCATGCCGGTCGCGTTCGCCGCCTGATCCCACAATCCGGTGAGATACGGGACCTGCGCCTGTCCGAGCGGATTGCTCTGTTGGGTCGTTTGTGTGGATGGCGTGCTTTTGGTACCCATGTTCAATCCTTCAGGCGCCGCGTTAGACCCACGCCAGTCACGTCAAAACCGAAATGCGCCCAGCCCTTGCGGCTCCAGCCGCTGATCGCCACGCATCCCGTCGCCTCAGCCTGTGCATCGAGCGCGTCGAGCATGGGCCGCCACCAGCGCTGCAGCCCGTTGCCGGCGATAAACGGCACGTCGAGAACCCGGCAGCGCGGGAAGGGATGAACATGCGTGACAGCCACCGCCACGATGCTGCCGCGCTCGCGGATGGTAAAAATTGTCATCTGGCCGAGCATGACGAGCTGCAGAACGTCGATCGGCTCGTAGCCACGGTCGCGGTCGGTGGCGCGTTTAAGGATCGGCTCGATCTGCCGCCAATCGCGGGCGATATCGTCTAGGGGCGGCAGCTCAATCGCGATGTCGGTAACGACATCCGCTGGCATCCCTAGCCAATCAATATCGCCACGAACGTCTGATCGGTATGGGGGCTGGAGGCATGATGCACGGTCGCGCTGCCGGCGGTCGGCGCGATCCAGATCGACGGCAGCGCGTCGCAGGCGTTCGCGGTGGTCGGCATAAGCCCGATATAGGTAAAGGGTCCGATCCGGCTGTCGGAGAATGTTGATGTCGTCGCGTTGGGCGCCAGCGTCACGCCGAGGGTCGCGCTGATCCCGCCGCGCAGCAAAGCATTGATCGCCGCGGCGTGCCGCACGGTGGTGACCTTGGCGTTGCCGACATCGGCGGGGACAAGCGGGATGGCCGGCGGGCGGGTGAGATTTGCCTGCGCCATCAGCGGATGCCCTCCGGCATCGCCGCGGCGTCGATCCCGATCGCGTTGGTGAAGTTGCCCCCGGCCGGGATCTGCACCTGGAACCGGACATAGCGCCCGGTGGTGCGCTGCGGACAATTGCCCAAGATGTTTTCCGGCACCGCCCCCTGGTAGACCACCGGCTGGCGGAGCATCTCGCGCGTACCGACCGAGACTGACGCCGGCACGAGGGCATCGTGCAGCGGCCGGGCGCCGGTGATGCGGGCGCGTTTGTCGGGGAAGAGCTGAGCCTCGGTTGTCTCGATCGTCGCCGCCAGGCTCGGCCCGGTGACGTAGTTTTGCGTGTGCTTGCCGTCAAACCATCCCAGGATAGGGTTGCTCTGTGTCCAGGCTCGGCTATCAAGCGAAAATTGCAGCGCGTCCAGATTGCCGACCGCGTCGAGCTGATCGAGCGTGTAGCCTGCGGTGGTGTAGGTACTCGGCTCGGCCCATTCGACCGGGATCGGCGTCAGATCAATGAGCGACCAGCGGGACAGCTCCCAATTAAAGATGATGGCGCGGTTGTACAGACCGCCATGCTGGCGCCCGTGATAGAACCACAGGATCAGCTTGCGAAGCGGGTCCCAGGTCCCCGCCACGGCTTGCAAATACTGCACATCGAGATCGTTGAAAAAAGTTCGGTCCACTTTCTGCGAACCGATGCCGCTCGAACCGGCGCCGTCGAACGCACCAAAGCCATCGCTGCCGAGATAGTAGATTACCGAGCGGACAACCCCATTGGCGTCGGGCAAGCGGCGATTGACCACCGACAGCGAGGCGTCGGTGCCGGCCGCCCCCTCGGCAAGCTGAAATGAGAAGATGTCCGGGCTTCCAGCGTACTGAACGCGGTAGATGCCCCTCTCGCACAGCACGGCGCCATCAGCCGCCGAGAGATGCCCGCCGACGATCTGAGTGATTTCGCCAACATCGGTTTGCACCAGATCTTGGAAATCACGCTGCAATTGGATGGCGGTATTGGTTCCCGGCGTCGGCCAGTTGGTCGGGTCGCCAATCGCCGGCCAGTGCAGGCGGTACGGCACCGCGCCATCAATGCTGTCGTAGGTGTTGCCGAGAAAGAGGAAGTCGCGGATCACGGCGGCGAACCGCGCGCGCGGCGCCGCCGCCGCCAGGTTGCTAAAAGTCGTATCGGTGCCGGTCAAATAGGTCTGGACCGGGTCATCGTAATTGGTGGCGATGATCCTCTTGCCAAAAGAGGTCATCTGCCAGTAGCCGTCGAACGGCGCCTCCGTATTATAGGGCGCGCCCGGGCCGCTTATGTCGGCGTAGTTGGGCGAGCCGGTCTGTTGGCAATAGAGGCGTTGTCGCGTCCCGGCAAAATTGTAGACATGCCCGATAGCGTCGCGATAGCCGTATGAGCCGCAGACCTGGGCCGGCAGCGGCGCTGAATAGGGCACCGGCGACGGGAAAGAGGTATAGGACCGCTGGGTGCGTGGCACCACATTAGTTGCCGTGACGGTGCCGGGGTTGCCAAAGGCAGGCCCATCGGGTAGCCATTCGCCAAAGGGGAGAATTGCCATTACATCTGCACCCGATTGCCCAGCAGGCGTTGCATCAGGTCGGTAAAAGGCGTCGATGGCGGCGAGACTGCCGGCGGGTAATCCCTTGCGCCGCCCTCATCGCGTGGATAATCCTGCGCCCCTCTTTGGTTCCGCATGTGCTGCTGCAGCATGTAATCATTCTGCGGTCGGCCTATGCGCGCCAGCATTTCATCCATAAGCCCCCGGTAAGAGTAAGGCCAAGGCCCCGGCGCGGGCATCTCACCCTCGCCGGTCGAGGGCGCGGTCTGCATGTATCGCTGCACATCCGGCGGCAGCCACGACGGCAACGACGGAATTTGTTCATCGGCCGATCCCATCATCCCCGTATAAGGCGTCGGCGGGTCTAGCAATCCAGCCATCAGGGGTTCATTTCCAGTAGACCCAGCCGGTACCGGTCACATAGCGGAACTCGAGCCCCGATCCGGGGCCATAGGCATTCGTCGGCGTATTGGGGATAGCGACGCCGTTGTAGTCCTGGATGCTCAGCACGGTGACGGGGTTGGCAAAGCTAATCTCGAGCAGCAGGTTTGCCCCCGGCGGCGGCGGCAGCTTGAAGGTTAAGGAATTGAGCCGGGCCGCGTTGTTGACATAGACCGGCGTCGTATCGATCAGCGTCACTGTCGCGCCGTCAGCCGGCGAGATGCCGCCCGTCGGCGGGCCCGGCGGCGGCGTCGGTGGGATCGGCGACTGGCCGCCACTGCCACCCCGGCCAGCCCGCATCACATCAGTCTGGATCATCAGGCCCGCTGGATATTTCGCGCGACGGTCAGCCAGGCGAATACGCTCGATCGCGGTCTCGCGTCCCGCGAGCCAGATCTGCATGCGCGGATCGTCGCCGATATATGGCGCGGCATAAGCAAGCGTGCCCCACAAGTAAGCGCTCGGGTACTGCGTCAGCAGCCAATTGGTCGGAACCGTGTTACTCAGCGGTATGATACCCGACAGGTAGCCGATATTGATCGGGTCCGGTGTGTCGCCCGCATTGCCGACAATGCGCAGGTTCAAGCCTTCGATGGTAAACGCTGCGGGATAACCCGCGAGATAGAAAAGGTTCTCGTCCATATTACGCGGCGTCTGGTAGGTGAAGTGGCGGCGGCCGTAATTGGTGTTGACCCAGATCGACCGCAACTGGCCATAGTCGAGCGGCAGCGCGATCGTGTCGCTATCCGGGTCCGGCGTGATGGTGATCACCTTCTCGACAAACCGGGTCTGCAACCGGTCGCGGGCCTCCTCCTCGAACATCGTGATCATGTCAGGCACGGCCGGCGCCACCAGCGGATCGCCCGGCCGCGCAAGCCAATCCAAAACCGCGCTTTGCAAGTTGACGTAGCTGTCGAGCGGCATGGGCAAACCTTAGATGATGAAGCGCCGGCCGTAGCGGAGGTGCGACCACTCGCTGTCGTTCAACAGTCTGATCACCGCTTGCTTGTGGTTCTTGTCCCAGGCTTTGATGCCAAACCGCTCCAACCACAGGAGCTGGACATCGGGCGGGATGCGCGCGGCAAGCCGCATCGACTTGTCGCGGTTCCAGCCGTCCTCATCTTGGCTGCGCTTGTTGGCCTCGATGATCGGCGCGTGGTCGACCGTGCGCCGGATGATGCAGCGATCGCCGTCGGGATCGTATTTGAAATGCTCGACCGCGCCCGTTGCAGGGTCGCGGGATAGGA